TATTAGAGAACTGTTGTCCACCAAATCCAGGAGCCATTCCATAACCACCTTGCCCTAAGCCACTAGACTTACCACCTCGTAGCCCTTGCATAACCTGACCAAAATCTTGCCCACTATTACCTCTATTACCACCCATCATATCTTGCTGTGTAGTAGTGTATACAGAAGAATCACCAGCGCCATAAGGACTGAATGTAGAGGAAGGTTGAGTTTGTGCAGTCTGTTGCCCACCAAATCCAGGAGCACCACCATAACCGCCTTGGCCTAAACCGCTAGATTTGCCACCACCCATACTTGGACCAGAAGTCCCACCAGCGTCACCACGAAACGGGGTGGTATATGTATTTTGCATAGGGGGAGCGGATTTACCGCCACCAGAAGAAGGAGAAGGAGCGCCCATTGCACCGATTGCACCGCCTCCACCTAACGCCATTCCATAAGGAAGTAGTTTACGTTTCATTCCTAATAGATTCATAACGCTTCCTAGATGAGAGACCACATCAGCAGGAACCACGAATTCCCCGTCAGCCAGTCGGGCAGGCTGTTTGTTACCAATAACACCAGGAATAGAGTCAGACATCCCATCACCAGGCCCTTTAAGCATCCTGCCACCATCTGAATACCCTCCTAGGCTACCCCCAGCTGCAAGTTCAGGTAAGTCACCTAAACCCTTAACGTTTGACTTGGGCATGCTAACACTAGATAAGTTAGCACCTTTGCGAATTTTATTTAGACGAATCATCGCAGCTTCATACGCATCTTTATTTGCGGTAGCTGAATCAGAATCACGGTACGTACCTTTTACAGGTAAGTGAGCAACCCCACCAGGAGCGTAACGGGCAATACCACCTTCAGCAAACATTCTCTGAGCCCCAGCATCTAAAACTTCCATACTAGTTGGGCGTTGTGTAGGTAAGGCATATTGGGTTTTGTCAATCATTCCCTGTGGGTACAAACCACCCTGAGGGTTTAGCGCTGTATTCATCTGACTCATGCGTTCAACGGGACCCCCTGCTTGGTAGGCTTGCATAATGCCACCTTGAGCTCCATATGTAGGATACCGAGCTTGATAATATGGGTTTGGGCGAGTTGGTCGCATAGCCCTAAAGTTGGGAGAAATGCGTTGTAATTCGCTTTCTTCTTCCTCTGTCATCGGCTGATAATCCGCAGTATCTTGTGCCAAAGCAGGGATTGCAGCTGCGCCTATGTTAAACATGTTGTCCCCAAAGAAGCTACCAGCTGCACTGGGTGAGCTAGTTACTGCACCAAGACCTTTGGTCATAGCTTGAGTTGGGGTCATAGCCGAGGTAGCACCCACACGACCCGCAGTTTGTACTGCCGCATCTGCACCCATTTGTGGGATAGCCGATTGAAGGGCTGAAGAAGCGCCCATAGGAAGCCCTGCTGTAGAACCTATTACGTTACTAGCAGCAACATCCCGAACACTCATTGCGTTTAAAAGGCTTGGGTCAATATTAGAAGCAGCGGCACCAGGAAGCCCAGCGGCAGCGCCTGTATTTGCAATCTGAGAAGCGGCAATATCACCTGCACCTTGAGCGGCTAATGCGTCAGTAGCAACACTCGCACCTAATTCGCCAGCTGCGGATGCCCCAGCACCAGCAAGACTACCTGCCATACCAGCGCCACCGTAGGCACCTAAACCAGCCATTAAACCTTTTTCTAGGCTCCCAGTAGCAATACCAGTCGCACCTCCGACCATAGCAGCGGCAGCTAGGGGGCCAACTCCTGGAATCATCATTAAACCTGCACCCGCAAGCATGGGCAAAATAGACTCTAAAAACCCTGCTTCTGGCAAACCCGTTTCTGGGTTAATTGTGAGGGAACCCCCTGCAGACATAGCTAGACTTTGTAACCCCTTGACTTCATTAGGAGTCATATGAACGAGCATCTTGTCGTTGCCCCTACCACGGGACTCTAAGTATTTTGCTGCGGTATGTAGGCTCATAAAGGCCCCTTAGGGTTGATTATGTTGAAGTTTATCATGTCATTGCCTTTTAAACCACTGTTCCAGCAGCGTTAATCCAGTTTGTTCCGTTCCAATAAATTGGCCTGCCAATAGTTGTGTCAAAGTAATACTGCCCTACCTCTAGTCGCTCGGTTGGCCTACTTGCTGTAATGCCAGATGGAGGCACAGTGACGTTTTGGGTAAAGTTATCAATCTGGTTGAAATATAAACGCAGGGCGTTAGTAAGCTGGTCAATATAGCGCTGGTCATAAACAATAGGCGCAACCAGTAAATTGGGTGCTTTTGAGGGGCGTAATGGAGTAACAGCCATTAACGTCTTCCGTCATTGCGTATATCAATCCGTGGGCTACCCAACTGCCAAGCCACCCCTAAGTCGGTAGATGTAATCTTAAATGCCATCTGGCGTCCACGAAGGCGGGTGTATACCTGACCGTCAAATAACTGCACATCATAGTTGCGCTGATTTGTATAGTTCTGGTCGCTTTGTACGTCAGGCGAATCTGCTAATCCGTATTGTGCTCCAGAGTTTCTACGGGGTCTAACCGTCATAGTGACTTTAGGTTCGTTTGCGTTAGATCCATTAAAGGTAATGTCTGGCAGGATGCGCCATACAAAACCAAAGTTATGCCCGTCACCAATGTCAAAATCAGACGACTGAATATACGACTCAATTGCTACTGGGGTTAACCCTGATACGTCATCTACGTTGGCTTCATGGTACAAAATCTTATTACCTTCAGGGTATGCAGCCATTGGGTATTGGCGTAAAGGCGAATCTAGCCAAGCAGTGCGCTCCATAGTACCGTAAGACCATACACGCTCAAGGTAGTTGTAAATAATGTACTTGTCAATACTATTACTATTTTCAGAGCAGTAAAACCACCATACCTCACTATAGGCTTCGTTTGACCCAGCAAACACTTGGAACGCTTGGTCTTTATTAATGTCTTCAAACACGTATTTCCACAGAGTGCACGGCAAGGTTTCTACACGACCTGTGTATGAGAAGAATTTATCTACGCCCATCCAGTAAGTTACGTTGTTAACAGTAATAGTGGCGTTAGGACCCATTACGGAAATGTTATCTTGCAATAACTGAAAGCCCCAAACGTAAGGCGGTCCTAGGTACTGCATAGAGTAAATAGCCGCATCAGACCAAACTAGAATCTCCTGACGGGTAGATTCAGCACACATAATGAACGAGCCAATATTGAGACGGTATTCGCCTGACTGGTTAGTTGCAGAAGGCACCCAGTCAAATGGGTTTTCTTGGTCAGACCAGCGTACCAAAAGAGGGTCAAACGTTGTATTAGCGTCACCTGGATCGTATGGGTTTGCACCAAAACAAATAGCAAAGCGCTGAATTGACGAGCCAATAATCTGATTGGTTGTATTTGGTACAAACTGCCCCGCAAAGCCTGCGTTAGTTGAAACGGTGTTTAGTAATAGTGCTCGTACGCTAACGCCTGTAGTAGCATCCCAATAGTAGATACCGCCTCCACGAGGGGCAATTAACAGGTCTTCGCCAAAGTTATCGTTTGTCCAAAGGCGTAACTGCTGACCAATACCCACATCCGCCGCAGCGCCCCAGCCACGGAATGGAGCTACGGGGGTTGAAACTACAACGGTTCCACCAGTTGGGCCGTTATTTGAGGTGGTGTACGTATTGCCCCCAATAACCGTTGAGAAGGTATAAGCATTTGCGTTCACCACAGTAATTGGGAATGCTTTAATAAACGGAGCAGAGGCAAGTCCGCAGACATTACCAGATATGCTATTGAAGTACACCGCATTGCCGTTAGCAAGGCCATGGGCAGTCTGAGTTACTGTAACTGTGGTACTAGGACTTGTACAAGTAAAGGGGTCGGTAAGTGATGTTTGGATATAAGTAGGCCAAGTACCAGCACCCCAGCCAGTGCCGACAACGAATACATCTAAGCCAGTATTAACCTGAAAAGCTACGTTAATGGTGTTGCCCCCACCAGCGGCTACTGTGGTATTTGCGGTATTTGCTACAACAATGGAAAACTGTGTGGTTGATATGTAAGCAATCTGGTGT